GTGCTGTCATCTGGTTTCCCAGATACCCCCTATATACAGGGGGTTAAAAGCTCACACGAGGTAGAACCTCTGAGCGAGCACATAGATGCTGTGTCTCTCGACGCAAGCCGTGCCCGGGGTTATCCCGGGAGTTCGGCTTCCTCTGCACTCCCACCAGTCGGCGGGATTAGCATACAGGTCGTATATGCCTGTCAAGGCCGCGTTATCAGGGATAGCTTCCGCTATCCGAGGTAGTTCGCGGAATGTGTCGAATCGACCACCTTCGAACCCACGTCGGCGTTCCCGCCGAGGTAGTCGGGTCGTTTTCCACGGCCCTAGAAGGTGTCCATCACCGTAACCAGGAGGTCCAAACAACTGTAAATCCCTCGGAATGAAGGACTTGGCGATCGAACACAGGGTTGATTCCCCGTTTCGAAAAGCCCAGTTGTGAAACACTGCTAGCCATTGAGGTGACAGCCTGTCTTTTTTGAAGACCGGTCTCACAGCGTCGCCGTCTAGCCAGTCAGCACCGCAGCTCTCTCTAAACTTCCCTGTCCAGAACGACTTCTCCCGATTAAGGTTGAAGCCGCACCAGGTGAGGGAAGCCATCAAGAGGTCTACGGCCTTCACGGGGACAATAATGTCATCCCCATAAACGCTAACTAGATCCCGATCTGCACCGCTGAGTTCGGTACACGCTGAACTGAGAGCCCAGAAAATCAGGCTTTCAAGTTCAAACGTATAACCGTTACCCATTGAGCTAAATTTCTCTAGCTCATATTCACGGCCGCCATATGACATATGGCCGGTACGGAAGGAAGCGAGTAGGTCTACCCACTCTTCCGGTAAGAGATCGAACACGACCGAGAATGCCAGCGTGTCGCTGGCCGACGAGAGGTCAATAGTCGCAAGATGCCCCTTCATTGAGGCTTCCTCGGCTAGTAATTGATTCCTCTGTTGGTCACTCAGGTCTTGTTTAGCACGGACGCGAAGCCTCTCTTTGAGGTATGACCCTATGCCCAACTGTATAAAGCCGTTTAAAAGCGGCTCAACGCAGATGGGACGGTGGGTTTTCGCGTTCTTTTCGACAAAGATCAGCTTAGCCGGTTCGACTACTATCTCACACGAGTGTTTTTCCACTCCCCAATGAGGTAAATCACTGAAGAGGGCCCTGCCAGTTTGCTGGCGGACCCATAATGGAAACTCATGTAAAACCTGATCGATGACGGGTAGCATCTCTTCGCTACATACAAATGGGGCAGCGAGCTTGTTCTCAAAGCAAGCGTCGGCCCTTTTCACAGTAGTGGAAGCCCCTGGCCCGAAGTGGAACCTGAGACTGTCTAGAGTAGGGACTTTCCCCAGAACCCACTTGATTTTACGTCGCGCCAGCGCAATCGCCATCGCAACGCCCCCGTAGGGGCAAGTTTGTCCAAAGTACTCATTTACTCTCTTGCACTGCAGTTCGGCGGCTATTGCCGCCTCCACAGCTGCCTTCAGGGGGTCAAATCCAAGGTCCAAATCCCTGTTCTTTGAGAACAGAGCCTGGATTTGGGTAGCGCCGCGGTAGTCATCTAAACCAATATCTTTTGGGATTTTGGTGTCGACAACCTCGCGATATTTCCCGCCATGGACTAACTCGGACATAAAGTCCGAATAGACTCCCCTGCTACGCAACTCTGCAGCCACAAGGGAACAAAAGGCAGTGTCTGCCTCTTTGGTCAAAGGATAGATCCATCTATCCCACTGTTTTGTCTTAGACATAAGGAATCATAACCTCATATTAAGTTGACTATCAGTACCTGGGTATTACCCAGACGAGCGGGACCCGGCTGTTAGACCGGCTCCTCGCCGTAGACCATGAAGCGAGGCACGATAGCGGTGCTGTTCTTATAAGCATCCGCCGCCGAAGCCTGGTTGATGGTCCCGGTAGCAGTAGTGCTTGACGCACCCTGCAACATGCCCAGAGCGATCTTCATTGCGTTGGCGATTGCCGCCGCATCAGCTCGCTGGTTCTGAACAAGTGACACCGTTACGGGAGTACGGTACGCAACTTTCTGTTGCGCGACGTACCCTGCTGACGTTCCCGCAGTCCCGAGGGTCTCCAGAACGGGGACCTCGAGCTTCACAACCCTCCGGTAATTACCGTCCGGAAGCTTCTCGTTCGCGAGAAACTCGAACGTTACCTGAGCGTCGATGGGCACACCGACAACCTGGGCTCGCCATTTCGGGCGATCTCCCTTGATGCCGATGAGCGTCAGTTCGACGAGAGGGTTAGAGTCATCCTTAACCAGGATGTTGGACATTGCTGTCATGATACATTCTCCATTGATTGATGGGTGTTGACCCCCTACCTTCCTAGGAGGAAAGGCAGGAGACCAATTACAGTTGTGGTGGTTTCGGTTCCTAACCGATATTAAAAGTCGTCAAAGTTAACGTCCGGAACGAAGTCATCGACTCCATCCCGACCGCCGCTCTGCTTCTTTACCACACGATTGAACACCTGATAAGCTAACGCTATAGCGTTCATCACTCTCTTCCCTTGCACCGCCCCCTGAACTCTAAAGTTCGGGAATGGGACGGAGGGAGGAGTGAAGGTGACAGTACGCTCTAGGTTGAACGTTTCCCACTCACAATTGGGTCGCGTAGGCCCTTGGATCAGAGGTGGCGCGATGTCGAAAGACCCCGCCACAGTGTGTCTGATCGAGGATGTCCTACACCAACGACCTTTCATGAATGGTACTTGTCCGATAAGGTTCAGGTAGCTGCCGATTGGAATAAACCAATCGATAACAAACGACCATGGGAGTCTCTCCCACAAGATCGTTGCAGGGTTTGCTAGACCCAGCTGCCGCGCGAACCCCATCTCCTCATACATTTCGAAGAGATAAGATCGCCGAACCTCCACAACCCACGATCCCCGACAGTAGTTTGAAAGACTGCCGGTCTTAGTGGTTTGCTTACGCCTACCTGCACGATTGTACAGTTGCCTGGGTCCATTTGAGATCTCCTCAAAAGCCTTTGCAGCTTCAAAGCAGTCCTTTATGGTGGGCTCCCAAGCGTAGCGCATCTCCAGAAACCTCGCCGGTATATCGGAAGTTCGCAACTTCTCGACTCGGTCTAACCGAGGCGGTGAGGCTCCGAACCTACGAGCGAATGATGCAAAGCGACCTTTGCTTAAATCAATCGCCCCGTAGGCCAGGTTTTTGAGAGTACCTGCTACAGTACCAGCCAGTTTATCTACTTCGGCTAAGGAGACACCCAAATCGATGTCATGACCCTTAACTTTTTTCAATAATTTAGCGAGGAGTGCCAATTCCTCGCGCGCCGTCCAATATTGATTGAACGTACTGGTAGGGAAGGTGCCATTTACGACACCACCCGCATTTATAGGTCCATAACTGATATCCGCGCCGGACCGAAACGAGTTATTGTCTCTCGTTTGGAGGGCGGGGTTACCCGTTACGTAGTAACTGATTTTATTCGGGTTACTACTATGGAACTTGGCCGAAGCCATCTGGTAAGCATTCCACTTAGGATAGGACGAGTACCGAGTGAGGATAGTATAACCATCCCCGCCGGACCAGTTCTTCGAATAGTGGAGTTTATCCAACACGGTCATTGGACCTGTAGTGATAGTCCCGGTCGTCATAGGTATCTCAGTACGGTTCCTCAGGGAACTTCTCGATCATAGACTCTACGTCCTCGAACTCGACTTCCGTCGGGTCCGTGCACGAAAAGCTATTCACGCTATACCATTTGTACAGCGCAGGAGTAATCCCAAAGGAAACATCCGGACGCGAACCAAACAAAGACTCCCATGATAGTGGTACAGTCTTATTCAGCTCTTGCCCGAACGACTTTGATAGTGGGATAGGTTCCCACAGCTTCGTTTCCTGCTCGGGTACCGCATCGCCCTCTTCGGGGTCGATGCAGAGCCAAGTGTACGGAAACTTAGCCCAAACGCAACTCTCAGGGAGAGTCGGCTTGTAACCGGACTGGATAGTACATCCAGCCAGTAAGCCGGCGCCACTGAGAAGGAACCAGAGCGCCTCGCGGCGCCCGGCCTTTCGGCCGTCGGTGGAGGACATTACATTGTCTTTCATCTTAGAGTTCCTTTTAGTGAGTTGCGTTGTCGGTTGACAGATACGATCCTCTAGAAATAGAGTGCCAGGTAACCAATCCTGAC